ACGCAACTATGACCGGTCGATCAAGATGCCCAGAACCGTCGAAGGGGGGAAGCGCAAGAAATTCAAGTCCCGCGCGATGAATTTGAGTGGAAAAGCTGACACAACCAACTCAAATACATGGCCGAATGGATTTGTCGATTACTGCGCGCTGCGCAATGGCGGGCTTGACCCTGATCAAGCTTTCAGCCGCGTGGGGCCAAAATTCGGCGATGATGGGCTGGGCGATGGGAACTATGACCGCGTTACCGTGGCACGCGAATTGGGCTTCATAATGAAGTCCGAGATTGCCCCGGAAGGCGAAGCAGTGTCGTTCCTATCACGTGTGTTCGTGCGTCCGCGCGCGACTGGCACTTCCATCGTTGAGCCCCTGAGAGCGTTAGCGAAGATACCCGTATCTGTTCGCAGCGTTGCAGGGTCGAATCGCGAGGATTTGGCTAATCGCGTGCACGGCTACACAACGTCTGACCCATCGACACCGTTGGTGTCGGATTATTGCCGGGCGTTGGTGCGTATTTACCGGTTACGCGCCAATCTCAAGACGCTTGATCGTGATATGGCTCACCGTATTGACGGTGGGCCGTATCCGTATGATAAGCAATTCGAAGGAGATGCTATCAACGTGATCGCGTCCCGACTTTCACTGTCTGCCGGGGAGGTGATGACGGCTATCAAACAGCTGTCGGCAGCGAAGTCGGAGAAAGACCTGCTGAAAATACGCCTGGTTCAGGCTAGCAGGCTTGCCCCTGGATTGCTCCCTGTGGGGGAGCCATCCAGTGGCAATCACTAGTCGTACTTTGTTCTGGCCGGCTTGCTCATGGCTGGTTGGTTGGTCCCAACAATTGTGCCTAGTAATAAGAATTAACATGGTTAAGAACAGCAAAAGCAATAATGCGCAATCAAAACGCGCAAAGCCAAGATCCGCCGCAAAGCGCGCTGGTAAAGCAGCTGCTGGTAATCGTAGTAAGCAATCTAATCGTGGAAGCGCTCAAGTACAGCGTCTCGTCAAGCATGGCCTGAATGCGTTCAGTACGGTACACATCCCACTGCCGGTGTCTACCGGTCGTTACCATACTGTTCGCACCGTTAAGGTCTTTGCGACGACAGATTACTTGACACTTCTCGCCCCCGTGCGCACTGAGCACGGCGATTGGCGCACGATTGTTTCCTACTCTTACCCGTTGTCCACCTCGCTGCTCAATGGAGCCACCGTTACCACTCGCACTTCCGAGAACCCATTCTCTGGTAGTGTGAACGATACCGAGTGTGTTCCTTCAGCGTTTAGTGTGCAAACATCGTGTAATACTAGTCTCCTCAACGCCGCCGGTGTCACTTATATCGGCCGCATGAAGACTGGCTACACCTCGCCAGCCCCTACCGACGCACGCACCGCCGCCGAATTGGCCAACGCCCTGCTTTCATATGCCCCCATGCGAATGATATCCAATGCTGAACTTGTATCTAGCCCGAAACAAGTCAGCGCAATCCCCACCAATTTCACTGAATTGGCTGAGTTTACACCAATTAACGACGACAACGACGTTGTTGGCACCAATTGGTCCGCCGCCAATCATGGATTTGCTGGATTTGCCCCAATTGTGATTATCAACCCCACCGGCGCCGCTCTCCAACTCAGTGTTGCTACCGAGTGGCGCGTCAGGCTCGATCCGTTTAACCCCATGCACGCCTCAGGCACCCTCCCCCCCCCTGCTCCCGCTAGTCTTTGGCACGCTATCAGCAGCGCTGCCGAGTCGGCGGGGCATGGCGTTGAGGAGGTCGCTGGCGTCGCAGCTGGGGCCTACGCATTGTCCAAGACAGGTGGTTTCGCTGGCATCATGGAAACCGTGGGCGGCATGGCAGCCCGCGCTCTCCCATTCCTTGAGAGCGCGGCGCCACTTCTGCTTCTGTAATTTGAC